CTTAGCACTGATGATGGTGCGACCGTTGAAGTTGCGCCAATAGGTGTTGACCGTGGGAGGCCAAGGCAGTGTTATCTCAATCATTTCCATTCCCCTTCGTTACCTCGGTTACCCTTTGTCCACTGCTCTCTAACATCCGCCTCAAGGCGGGACTTGGGATGAAGTTCGTTCCACCCTTTGTGACGCTTCCCACGCTCGTCAACGTAACCATTGAACCAGCGGTACGCGCTATCGCGATTTTTAATGCGCATCTTGATGACCTCCCGAACGAGACAACGGTGACGATGCTCATCTTCTCCTTCGCCCTCCTTGCCATAATTCAAAACCTTCCTCCGTTGTCAAATGACATCGGAATTGAATCGTGATACTCAACAAACTGCTGGCTGTCTTTGTGATACCAAAGCGAGTACCAGTCCTCAGCTTCGCCGTTGCGTTGTTTCTCGCACATCAAGTAGGCGTCTGGAATCATTACGTCAACCACGCCATTCTGTGCATCGTGTTCTTTTTTCTTGTTACGCCACACCATCAGGACGTTGTCCACTTGGTCGCTGATAGAACCTGAACCTTTGATGTCGTTTTTGTTTGGCTTGACCTCTTCGCTTTGCAACTTGCGAATGTGGTGAATGAGGTGAACATGGACATTGTGGTCACGCGCCAATGAAGTCAACTCATCAACAAAAGACTTCTGCGCGTTGTAGTCATCCTCACCAGACACGCACTTCATCAGCGAGTCAATGAAGATGTGTTGCACGCCCAACTCAACTGCGCTGTAACGTGATACCGCAATGACCTGCTGTGCGGTCACAGTACCTTGCTGGTCATACAGCCACAGGTAGTCATAGGCATAACTTCTCATGCGGTCAAACAAGTTTGTAAGGTAGCGGGTCTTGTCGACGTAGCGTGGCGCGTCAATGTTCTCGCCTGCGAACTGGCGAAGCATACGAAACAATGTTCGCTTAGGCTTCATTTCAAACGAAGCAATCATCACCTTTTGCTTTTGCTTGATAAGCCCCAAAGCAATCATGCCCGTGACCATGCTCTTGCCTCCGCCGTTACCACCAGCGTAGAGCGTCACCTCACCAGCGCGGTACTGAAAACCTTGGTGAGTCTTAGACCACGGCATTGTTTGGTAGTTGTCCACCACAGGGTTTGCAAGTTCGTTTTGGAGTTCATCCAAAAACTCATTGGCTTGCTTAACCTTCTGCGCAACGTCATTGGCTTTTAGGTACTTCTCAAAGTCCACCTCGTCTGGCTTGACGATACGGATTTTTCGAGCCTCGTCCAGTTCTTGCGCTCTTTTTTGTACGTCAGACATTTGCATATCTCACCGCCTCTTCAATTCGCTGTTGTGATAATTTCATTCGCTCTCTATCGCCTTCGCTTAACTTTTTGCCTTGGCTCATGTCGTAAGCGCAGATGGCAACCACCAACGCCTCAAACGAAATGATGCGCATCAAGTCGCTGGCGTAGAACGCAGGCTTCATGCTCTTCTTGCCTTCGACTGGGTACTCGCGTCGCTTGTCGTCAGGCGGGAACAAGTCAGTCATGTCCATGCCTAGCGCCTGCACCACGTTCAACGTCTCGCAACCTGCAAAGCAGTGAAGCAGGATTCGACCATCCTCGTTCTCACGAATTGCAAGAGATGGCCCCTTGTCATTGTGCGCAGGACAGCACGCAGTCCAAGAGCCATTGCGCCCCTTGACCTTGGTCAGCATACCCAGCATACGCTCGACTGGGGTCATGCTTGTCCCCTTGCTCGGATTTCATTTGCTACTCCAGTTCTAGGCATACCATTGCTGTTCCAATTCTCAGCAATATCGGCACACGCCTCACGCTCATGCTGTGCTAATAGCTTGGCAAAGCGTAATAAACCGTCTTCATTAAACTTCAGACCATTGATGGTGTGTTCTATTGCCAAACGAATAATGTCGTCATTGTTCATATCACCCTCCGACCTACGGCTGGCGTGCCTGCATCGTCTTCCCAACGTCGTTGGTTAATGTACGTCAGCGGTGCTGGCTCAAAGCCCGTCGTCCACTGCTCCGTCACCTTGAGAGCGTTGACCTGAGCAATGATGGTCTCAGCCACAGCATCGCACCCAGCCTTCGCCCACTTCTTCTGGCACTCTGCCTTTGCAACCTTGCGTTTGGAGGTAGGCCAAGCATTCCAGAACTCGTCGAATTTCGACGTTGTATTTATATTCTTCTTCTGTATCTGTATCTTCTTAGGGTTATGGTTCGCTTTCGATTCGGTTTTCGATTCGGTTTTTGACGGTCTCCCGCCTCGCTTTCCGAGTTGTCGATTATTTTCAACTTGATGTTGATACTTGGTAACTTCGACATGGCAACGATTGTTGAAATACCCTGTTTCGGTACGTTCAAAGAATTCATCTAAAACCGATTCGGTTATGTCTAAATCAAGGCGAATCTTCCTTGCAACCGATTCGGTATCAAGTGGGATTTCCTTCTCGCTCATGTAGTAAAGGTCAAGCAGGCGTCGGTACGCCAAGTCCTCAGCATCAGACAGATGTACTGTGTGCGTGAGGTAGTCACCGATGTGGAATTTGTACCATATCATTTCGCTGTCTTTCCAAAAATATCAGGACGCAACTCCGCCCTCTTCACTTTCCTGCCTGTATGCAACTCAATGTCGCGTGCTAGTTCGGGACTAGGCAGTTGTCGTCCCGTAACAATCAATGAAAACCACGTTTTGCTGATGCCCAGCGTGCGTGCCATCGCTATCATTGACCCCCTCGGTTTGTTCGCAAAATACTCTTTAAGTGTCATTGGGTTCCTTTCTTGTTTAAGCGAATCATACACCACAAAAAAAAGTTGTGCAAGACCAGATTAAACATGATACACTTGCCCCAGTTTAACTTGAAAGCGAACATATGACTAGCGAATACGAAATGCATCAACTGATGCAAGAGAGGCAACAGATGCTTGAGGAGGCTCTAGAACGGGCTGAGGCAGGCGTTGCAAGGCAGGAGGACTGGGACATCATCCGTTACGAATGCGGACTGACCAAGAGACCTATAGTGACTTTAGAAACAGTAACCCTAACTAGGAGCGAATGATGGCTTTAATAGCGAAAGAAAGCGGAGGCGGTGGTGGTGAATTTACCCCAGTGCCACAAGGAATGCACCTTGCACGGTGCTACCGAGTCATCGACTTGGGAACCCAAGAATCAACTTACCTTGGTACGGTAAAGCACTTACCCAAAGTAATGTTGCAATTTGAGGTGCATGGAGAAGATGAGGCTGGCAAGCCCATTGTTACAGCCAAGAATGAGCCTATGTCTATCAGCAAGAACTTTACGCTCTCGCTGGCTGAGATGGCGACCTTGCGCAAAGACCTGCAAACGTGGCGTGGGCGCGAGTTCACCCAAGACGAGTTGCGTGGCTTTGAACTCAAGAACGTATTAGGCGCGTGGGCGATGATTTCGGTCATCAAGGCGATGGGCAACAACGGCAAGGAGTACACCAATATCGCCGCCATCATGTCCGTACCCCCCGCAATCAAGAAGGGTGGCATACCAGAGGGTCACAACGACTTGAAGTTGTTCTCCATTGACGAACCCGATATGGCGCTGTTTGACAGCTTCAGTAGCGGTTTAAAGGAGAAAATCCAGAAGTCACCAGAGTGGCAGGCACGGGGCGGGAAAAGCGCTCCAGCGCCCTCTAAAGCCCCTTCTAGTGGCTTTGACGACATGGACGACGACATCCCCTTCTGACTATGAGGCTCATGCGCAACCAGAATGCGTCGCACATTGATTTTTTTCAGTTCAAAGGGCTGATTGAGACCAACCCCAAGGCGACGCCCTGCGACATTGACATGATTTTTGAGCGCAAGTGCAAATTCTTTGTCGGTGAGTGGAAGCGGGAAGGTGAGAGCATTAGCCAAGGACAGGGGTTGCTACTGCGCAATCTGGCAAGGCAACCCCAGTTCACGGTCGTCATCATCCAAGGCAACACAGATGGCGACATGGTGGTCGAGAAGTTTGAACAACTGTGTTCAGACGGTCGTTTCAGGGTGCGTGGCAAATCTGTTGATGACCTCAAAAAGTTTGTCACGCGCTGGTACAACTGGGCAGACGCCCAAGAATTTCAATGAGGAACAAATGTCACTAACAACCCCAGCAATACGCGCAAGCGAATCGAATCATTGGTACACCCGCGATGGCGTGCCACAGTACACCGTGGAAGCCAAAAA